ATTTAGATTTTGTAGTCATTAGCAATCGAACTCTTACATTTTTATTTGATTTTTCTTGAATTGCTTTTTTATAGATTGCTTGTTGCAAAACATGGCTATAATTTAGCTTAAATTGACTTGATGTTTTCACATCTATAACAATTATTTCATCCTCAAATTCAAATGTAAAATCCGTGAATCCAATTACATCTAAACCTAATATTTTAGTTGATATTTGATTTTGATAACCGTTGAAATGTCTTTTGAAAGTGGTTGTTTTAGGTCCTGTTCGCAAAACACCATTGTCAAACTTATCAATAAGAAGTTCTGTCATAGGTTTTATGACTTTCAATTCTTTTTCTATTTCTTCAACTGTTTCTGTGAAAAAAGGTTTTAGATCCATAAAATAATTTATTGCAAAATCTACTGCTTCTTGCTTCCAAATTATTCGGTCTTCACTTTCCCCGGTTAAATAATGATTTAAACCCATTTCAACAGCGTTACCCCTTGTCATTGAGGGTGTTGATGGCATTTGATTCCCGTAAATATATTTAGCAACAAAATCTGCTTTGTGCTCAATATATGAATTTATTCTGCTATGACTTAATGGTAGCAAATCAAATTTTTCAAATTGTTCTTTTAGATCTTTCATTTCTTTTTCTCCAATTTATATTCTGCATAAGTTTTTTTTGTTTTAGGATCAGTAATAAAAACTGTTTCTATATTATGGCCATCATCTCTTAATTCTAAAATTCTAGGTGCTAATCTAAAACATCTGAATTCGTTGAAAGCAACCAATTGATTTATTGATTTATTTTTTTTTAGATAATTTAATATTTCGCTTTTTTGAGTCATTTATATTTCTCCATTTTTTATAAAGTTCCTTTGCATAAGGCATCGGATCAATATTTCTTGTATTCCAAAATTTTCGCTCTGATTCAATAAAAGTCAACGAATAATGACATGAATAACAAAGAGGAACAACTTTAGAATCACAACGCAACATTGCACCAATTCTATATTTACCTTGCAAATGATGTGCTTGAACAGGTCTGTTTTCACAAGTGAAACAATCAAAGTGATCACAGACCCATTTCAAATATTTTTTGTCTTTGACAATTTTAGATTTCTGGAAAATCGGTCTCTTTGTCAAATTCATTTTCTTTAGTTTCTAACTTCAGATTTGCAGTTCCGTCAGAATTTATAAATATACAAGCATTATAAGTTCCTTGTGGAATTCCCTCTGAAATTTTTAGATTTGTATTATTAAAGGGCGGCAGCTTTTCTGTTTCATCCTTTTTAAATCTAAATGAACTTCTGTCGTTTTTAAAAAATTTTAAATACAATTTCATTAAACCTCCTAATTGACAGATTTATCCGGAACAATTTCATTTGCTCCACCAAACATTTCTTCAGCAGAAGCAATATTGTGATCCCCTAATATTCCAAGTGATGCACATGCTCGGCCAATTGCTGAAGTTTGACAAAATTCTAAACAAGACCCTCTTGTTATATTATTTTGCTGTCTCATTTTTTCAGCAAAACCATTTCCAATAAGAACTTGACCATTATCATAATTAAGAAAAATTTTTGCTTCAACGCAAATCTTTCCATATTTTGAAATATATTTCTTTGAAATAGTTTTACCGTTTTCTTCAACATCTTTTACAGAATATTCGTCATCTGTATTTTCAACAATAGTTGTTGAAATAGTCAAAGAAGTTCCAAAATATTCACGAAGTTTAAATAATCTTAAACCAACTGTAGAATATTTTTTACCTTTGATAAGAACGATACCGGTTGATGTATCGTTTTGCGCTTCAATTTCTTGAATATCGTCTTTGATTCTGTCTAAATAAGAATCAAATCGCATTTGGTCTGAATATTTTAACATAGTACGTAATCTCCATTGTTTGAGAAAAAGACCTTTGAAATGAGGTAACAAAAAAAAGGTCTTTTTCCAATAAAACATATAGCATAAAAAGTGCTATTTCAGAACAGAATAACCCCGGCCCTCCATACAATTTTTTACTATATCTTTTTTAGTTTTTAGCTCTGGAGATAGCCATAAGACCCTCCATCGCATTTTATTATAAATGACCTTACTGCCATTTATAAATTCGTTTGAATTGTCATCAGCAATTGCTCGACATGTTTCCAAATCGTCATGGTATCTATCCATAGATCCGTCAATATTTGCTGATGATTTTCCCCGGCTATCAACCAGAGGTTCATAATTCGTAGAACAAGAATAAACAAAAATTAATAATAAAAATAAAATTAACTTTTGCATTTTAAAACCTTACATTTTTTAAAAGAATAAAACAGCCATTGTTGAATTCTAAATAAAATATATGAATCAAATATAAAATAATTCACCGGGTCATGATAATATTCATAACCCGATGTTTTATAAATTCTGATCCAAATAAAATACAAATGTTTTCTAGGCATTTTTTTCTTTAATCAAATCTAAAATATTGTTTTTTGCTTTTTTATTTAATTCAATTGCATCTAAAAAAGTGTCAACTTTAA